GAAAAGGGGATGTCTCAGGAAGAAGCAGAAGTTGCAGCTTACAAGAGAGCTAGGTTAGAGAGGACTTTAGCAATTGCAGGTACAGTTACCGTTGCGGCAGCGGCTGCATATGGAGCAAAGAAGTACCACGATTATGTAACTGATGAAGTCCTGGAAGTTGGAAACGTATCTATGAAGCGTGTAACAAGGGATAATTCGAATAACTTATATGATACGTTCTATGCAGCTACTGGAAAGTCTGATCAGAACAAATACGTTGGCTTGTATGGTTCTCAGGTTAAACAGGAAAGCGGTGGCGGAGATGTATATCAGAAGACCATTAAGCTGAAAGAAAACATTAAGATCGCTTCTGATAAGAACGCCAAAGACACAATGTCTGAGATAATGAAGAATACATCAGAACAAAACAGGCGTGAAATATTATCAGATTTAAAAGCGAAGAAGGACATATATGATTCTAATCCGATGCTTAAAGGCACCAAACAAGGGAGAATGATAACCAAAGGATACGATGACATTAAGGCTGGTAGATATGATACAAAGGCAGCTTATGATGCATTGAATTACAACATGACTAATGGTAATCAGGCTAAAGTGTATGGTGAGTTTAAGCAAGCTTTGAAAGATAAGGGTTATTCTGGTATAAAGGATAGGAATGATGCAAGCTATTCTGGATACAATGCTAAGACAGCTAGGATTATATTTGATGCGTCTAAGGTAAAGGTCAGCGATGTTAGAAAGGTTAGCGATTACGAGATAGACGAAAAGAGAAATAGAGAAATGCTTAAAGTAATGGCTAAAATGAGTCTTCCGTCTATAAGTGGTTATGCAGCAATAGGAGCAGCATTAGGTGGAGCAGGCTATGCTACTAGCAAGTCTAATAGAGCCAAAGAGAACACAAAAGCCATTTCAGATTACAAGAAGAAACATCCTGATACTAAGTTGTCCAACGATGAGATCTTAGAGAATTACTATGGAGGCAAGTGAAATGTCTAAAAAGGAGAAAAAGATCACCAAATCTATATTCTCAACTATTCTTGGTTTGCTATCAAGAAATGGAAAGTACACATTCATATCTAGTTATGAATTAAACGATGCTAAAAGCCCAGAAGAATTGAAGAAAGTATTTGATAGGTTTTCTAAAAAGTAAACCACATCAAATCCCAAGAAAGGAGGGAACGATGGCTAGTACAACTATATTAGACGATGTCAAAAAGCAAGTTGGCATCGTACCAGACTATGATGCATTCGATGATCAGCTACTGTTAGACATAAATGCAGCATTCGCAACCCTCCATCAGCTTGGCGTTGGCCCTGAGGAGGGTTTTTTAGTTGAGGCGGATACAGAATGGGAATCCTACATCTCAACTGAAAGGTTGAACTTCATAAAGAGCTATATTTCTATGAAGGTCAAAGTAATGTTTGATCCACCCACAAGTTCATTTGCTCTAGATGCACTTAACAAGCAAATAGAGGAATACGAGTGGAGGATTTGTTCAGAAGTAGAATGCTACGGACAGGAGGATGCGTAATGAATAACGAAGAGTACCTCGAACACCATGGCATCTTAGGTCAGAAGTGGGGTGTAAGACGGTTCCAGAACAAGGATGGTACTAGGACTGCTGCCGGTAAGAGGAGAGAGAAATACCAGACGGTTTCTGAAGAAGCGAACGACGTTCTCAAAAACCGTAACAAGTATTCCGATTCAGAACTGCAAAACAAGGTCAATAGACTGAACAACGCAGCCAGGTTAAGGGATCTATCAACCAGGGATACCGAAAAGGTTAACCCAGTTGATGCTTATATTAGTGGGGCTAAGAAAGTTCTACTTGCGGCAACCACTACAGTAGCCCTCATCAACCTAGGATCGAAATTGCTTAAATCCGATGTGTTTAAGGATGCTATGGCTGTTGGGATGGAGACCATAAAGAACGGCAACAAAGCAAAGTGGGTCGTGTGAAGGCGGTGATCTAGATGTTATCCAATACCGCTACACCGAAATACTATGCTCAGTTCCGGACCGAAGTGGTAATGGGTAAGATCCCAGTCAATCAACAGATCTCTATGGAGATGAACCGTATTGACGGCCTAATAGCAAATCCAGACTTTTATTACGACGACAAAGCAGTAGAAGGATGGATACAATATTGTGAAGGAGAACTTACACTAACGGACGGATCTGACTTCCATATGTTAGATACGTTTAAACTTTGGGGTGAAGAGGTATTTGGTTGGTACTACTTCGAGGATCGATCTATATGGGATCCAAACGCCAAAGGTGGAGGCAGAGGAGCGTATATTAAAAAGAAATACAAGAGGCGTCTAACACAGAAGCAGTACCTAATCGTAGGAAGAGGTGCTGCTAAAACTTTATATGACACCTGTATGCACGCGTATTTCCTCAACATTGATACCTCAACTACAAAACAAATGACAACCGCACCAACAATCAGACAGGGCGATGAGGTGTTGGCACCGTTTAGAACCGCCATTGCTAGGGCTAGGGGACCGTTATTCAACTTCCTCACCCAGGGCTCGTTACAGAACACCACTGGTAACCGGGCTATGAGACAGCAATTGGCATCTACAAAGAAAGGTGTACAGAATTTCATTACCAATTCGATACTGGAAACAGTACCGATGTCTATAGAAAAGTTACAGGGACGAAGAGATAAGGTTGCTACGGTGGATGAGTGGCTCTCTTGTGACATACGAGAGGATCCCATTGGCGCTATAGAGCAGGGATCAAGTAAAGTACCAGACTACCTGATCATTGCAACCTCTTCCGAAGGAACTATTCGTAATGGTGTTGGTGACACGATCAAAATGGAGCTAATGAAAATCCTGAAGGGTGAGTATTACGCTCCTTTTGTATCAATCTGGTGGTATAAGCTAGATGATGTGGAAGAAGTAGGAGACCCATCTATGTGGCTCAAGGCTAACCCGAACTTAGGTAGGACCGTTACATACGAGACTTACCAAAGAGACGTGGAGAGAGCCGAACAAGCACCTGAAACAAGGAACGACATCCTGGCAAAAAGGTTTGGAATTCCTATGGAGGGTTACACATACTTCTTTACTTATGAGGAAACACTACCACATCCGCATCAGGACTTCTGGCAAATGCCATGTGCGTTAGGAGCAGACCTATCTCAGGGTGGTGACTTCTGTTCATTTGCATTTCTATTCCCTCTATCTGGAGGGCGGTTTGGAGTTAAGACCGTAAACTACATTTCCGACTTTACCTTACACAAACTCCCTGGAGCTATGAGGGAGAAATACGAGAAATTCATCAAAGAGGGTTCGTTAGTCGTCATGGAAGGGACAATCCTGGACATGATGGAGGTATACGAGGATCTCGATATGCGTATAACACAAAGCGGATACGACATCAGATCATTTGGATACGATCCATACAACGCTAAGGAATTCGTTAATAGATGGGTTCTGGAAAACGGTGAGTTCGGTGTAGAGAAGGTCATCCAGGGTGCAAGAACGGAATCCGTACCACTTACAGAGTTAAAGAAGTTGGCATCTGAGAGAATGATTATTTTCGATCAGGAGTTAATGATGTTCACTATGGGTAACTGCATAACGATTGAAGACACAAATGGTAACAAGAAGTTACTTAAAAAGAAGTACGATGCGAAGATTGATGCTGTAGCCGCAATGATGGATGCATTTGTAAGCTACAAGCTCAATAAAGATTCATTCGAGTAAGGAGATATGAGATGGGATATTTTAAGAAAGCGTCCTCTGGTGGATCTGGGAAACATTTTAATGTGTCTGCTGGTGCTGGGAAGGTTATGGACTCTGAATCTAGGAGACACTTTAAACCATCTACTAGCGGAGGAGGTAGCAGTTCCAAGAAAGGTAAACCGAGGGATCAGGGTATGAATTCCACCTCGAGTGAGAAGGGAACTGACGGTAAGAAGAATAATACCTCAGCGTATAACCACGATTACTATACAAAGAACAAGGAAAAGTGGCTCAGCAAAGCAACAAAGAAGACACAACCGGCAGCGGCTACACAACCTGCAGCTGATAAGTCTTCGAAGAAAGGATCCTCAAAGAAGGGTTCTAGCGGTAAATCCGAAGCTGAGAAGGCTGCTGAAAAGGCTCAGAAGGAGCAGGAGAAAGAAGCTAAGAAAGCTGAAAAGGCTAAAGAGAAAGAGGCCAAGGAGGCTGAAAGAGCTAGAGAGAAGGAAGCAAAGGCATCTCAAAGAGCTTCTGAGAAGGCTGAGAAAGAGTCTCAGAGGGCCAAAGAGAAAGAGGCTAAGGAAGCTGAGAAGGCCGAAAAGGAGAAGCAGAAAGCTGCCGAGAAGGAGCAAAAGGAAAAGGAGAAGGCCGCAAACGCCGAGAAGAAAGCCATAGAAGATCGAAAGAACAAGATGAAGAGGGCTCTCGACAAGGACATCGATTATAAAGAGGGCAATCTTAATGGTCATCCCGATTACGAAGAACTGTATAAAAACAAAGACAACCGTATAGGTGATACAGACTTCTTCGGAATGGAGAAACCTGATGGCTCGTTTGTTATCGGTGAAGAGGACATGTTGTGGACTGTTCCTAGTGGCATTGACAAAGACGTTCTTAAGAAGGCTCTTGAGGACTTCAACACCTTTGCCACAAATCGGCACAATTCTGGTGATCCAATAACCGGTGAAGAGTGGGACGAAGAGGTTGCTAAGGCTATCAACAAAGCTACCAAAGCTAAGAAGGATAACGACAAGAAAGCCGAGAAAGAGGCTAAGGAAGCTGAGAAGAAGGCCAAGAAAGAATCCCAGACCGCTAAGCACTCCGATTCCTTCTATCAGCATTACCTTGTACATCACGGGGTATTTAATACGTTTTCAGAAAGGGAAGAGGAGATGAATAACGATTGGAATGAGTATCAGGATGAACTCTACCATCATGGTATAAGAGGTCAGAAATGGGGAATTAGAAGATACCAGAACAAGGATGGTACTCTCACCGAGAAAGGTCAGAAGCGTTATGGTGAGAAAGTAACCATGCATAACGGCAAGAATAATATTCTTCTTGGTGGTAGGAAGTATCAGACTCATAAAGAATACGTTACCGCTAACAAATTTGCTAAGGCTACTTATGAGCAGAGAAAAGCAGAGATCGCTGAGAAAAAGAAGAATAGTAAGGCTGGTTTTATAGAGAAAAACACCAAGGCTCTTGTTAGGAATATGGACAATAGGGCTCAGTATAACTATGAGTTAGCTAGAAACCGTCACAATGCTGGCGTAGAAGAGTTCAAAAGAGGTGTTGCAACCGGTGCTGCTAAACGTGGTGCAAAAGCTGCAGCCGTTGTTGGTGCTGGCATTCTTGCGGGATATTTTACAGCAAGTGCGCTTAACGTCATGAATGACAGAGCGAATGGCGTCCCTTCGAAGAACCAAAACGCTTTAGCAACCATTGGAGCAAACAAGGTCAATACGTACTACGAGTACAAGATCGGAAAGGCACAGGTTGCAAAGGCTCTTGCTGGAGCAGTTGCAATTGGAGCTATATCTGGTGCTACTAAAGAATTCAATTCCGAGTATAGGGCACAGAGCGTTATCCGTAACGTTAACATCAACGAGAAGAAGAAAGGCGTTACGAATACAAGGGCTAAGCGTGCTGCTGAGGACGAGAAGCGTTGGAAGAAAGGTATGGTGTGATCATGGAGAATGAACTTTACCATCATGGCATCTTAGGTCAGAAATGGGGTGTTAGGCGTTACCAGAATTACGACGGAACCTATACTCAAGCTGGTATGAAACGATTCAACAAGTCCCTTGATACATATGAGAAAGCGGATGCTAGGTATAAGACCGTCAAGCAGGCTCATAAAGATGCTAAAGCTGGATGGGGAAAGAAGAAGAATCAACCATCATCTATAAAGTCATCTTTATTAGCAGGTGAATATGCTGCCATAAGAAGTAAAGGTCTTGCTAATGCACTTGATAAATCCAACGACAAGGATAAAGCAAGATGGGAAGCTGCTAAGGACTATAAGAATGGTGATTATGCAAATGCCAAGTTAGCCCGTAAAGAAGCTAAGAAAAGACTCGATAAGGATTATCGCCATCTTAAGCAGGACAAGCTTGGTGATCAGGGTAAGGAACTCTATGCAAGAGGTAAGACTATTACTGGTAATGCGAAGCTTACAGGTGTTTTAAACACCATAGGAACTGTTGCGTTGAGTGCAGCTGCTTACAATGCTAGAAGTGGTGGACAGGTAACACAACTGTTAAATAAATACACTGGCATGAAGATTGACGATGAGCAGTTCTTAGCAGCAACTGGAGGTATTGGGGTAGCAGCTTTAGGAGCTTCTGCAGCGAAGAGGGGTGTTGATGAATACCAGAATAGACGTTTAAGAGCATACTACAGCCACACGTCAAATTATTAAGGAGAATCTCAAAATGCCAACAATAGCACAACGAATCCGTTCCGGTTGGAACGCTTTCATCGGTCGTGATCCCACGGTCACGCAGTTAACACAAGAATTTGGTTCGTATGGTATACGACCAGATCGAATGCGATACACAGGCGGCAATCAACGTTCGATTGTCGCTTCTGTATATAACCGTATATCCGTTGACGTAGCGTCGATACACATTGAACACGTTAGGTTAGACGATAACGGACATTTCAAAGACTCTATAGACTCTGGATTAAACGAATGCATCAATGTATCAGCAAACGTAGACCAGACAGGTAGAGCACTAATTCAGGATATTGTTGAGTCCATGTTCGATGAGGGTGTGGTTGCCGTGGTGCCTACTGACACCAGCGTAGACCCTACAAAGACAGCTTCATACGATATTCTGTCGATGAGAACTGGACGGGTAATAGCCTGGTATCCGAAAGACGTTAAAATACACATATACAACGAGAACGTCGGACGATTCCAGGACATAATTCTCCCGAAAGAGAACGTAGCAATAATCGAAAACCCGTTCTACTCAATCATGAACGAGCCCAATTCAACTTTACAGAGACTCATATATGCCATAAACAAGTTGAATGCGGCAAACGACAATTCTACAAGTTCTAAGTTGGATCTGATAATCCAGCTGCCATATGTTACCAAGTCTCCGCAGAGACAGGCAGAAGCCAGGAAGCGTAGACGAGAGATCGAAGACCAGTTATCCAACTCTAAGCTGGGAATAGCTTATACAGACGGTACCGAAAGGGTAACTCAGTTAAATAGATCTCTGGATAACAATCTATGGACCCAGGTAAAAGAACTTACCGAACAGTTATATTCTCAGTTGGGTGTTACACCTAGCATATTGGATGGTACTGCTGATGAGGCAACACGAATCAACTACTTCAACAGTACAATAGCTCCTATTTGTTCTGCTATAACTGAGGAATTCGAGAGGAAGTTCTTAACCAAGACTGCGAGATCTCAGAAGCAAGCAGTTATATTCTTCAGAGATCCGTTCAAACTAGTCCCTGTTAGCCAGTTGGCTGATATTGCAGATAAGTTTACGAGAAACGAGATCATGACATCTAACGAACTTAGAGGCGAGATAGGTATGAAACCTGTTGACGATCCTAAGGCTGATAGGTTGATGAACTCCAATCTCAACATGACTGAAGAACAAATCGCTGATGTCTATGGCGGACAGGGGGGAAGTGGAGAAGAGGCCAATTCACCAGTAGGAGGTCTTCTTCAATCACTAGGCAACCAATCAATTACAGGAGGTGAGAGCAATGCCTAAGCATTACGACTTTGCCGGTTGGGCTACCAAAAACGACATTCTCTGTTCGGACGGTAGAACAATTAGGTACGGCGCGTTCTCCAAAGACAATGGAAAGACAGTCCCCCTTGTATGGAACCACAGACACGATGATGTAGATGAGGTTCTTGGTCATGCTCTGCTTGAGGAGAGACCTGAGGGTATGTACGCATACTGCTCTTTCAATGGTACGGAGAGAGGACAGAACGCCAAAGAAATGGTGCGACATGGTGACATAGTTGCACTTTCCATCTTCGCAAATCAGCTGAAGCAGAATGCTGGTGATGTGCTTCATGG